AGTAAAATCTCTAGAGCTATCACCGCCCAACCACAACTTCTCAAGTCGAGCAATGGATGAACTCACGTTATCACAAGGAATTTTTAACTACAAACTCATACACCACACCATCGTTCAAAAGAATGTTTTCGAACAAAGCTGCACCCTAACCCCGGCCGAACGTGCTACACTGCGATCAAGAATTGTTCCAAGGAATGGAGAGTTAACGATATTGCCCTTGAAGACCCAAGCTGCAATTGGAAAATGGATTACATCAGCGTATGAGAGAGCCGGAAACAGCTTCAAAAGACCAAGAGCTATAGCATGTTTATTTCAACCAACTGAAAAAGTGACTTATTATTATACAAAGAAAGATCAAAGTGATAATAAGAAAGTTTTTGAAAAGATACTCAAATGTTCATGGATTAATTTCAAGCAAGTGAAGGTACTACCGGAAGTAGAGCCCGATTCTCCAATTATTTTACCAAACGGCACACTGGCTCAAGATCAAGCCATCGACACTATTCCTCCCACTCAGATCAGTGAGATTATTGAGCTTCTAAAATATGAAGGAGAGCGAGCACGAGGAACGGTATTATTTCAATTTGGTGTAGACGGACTCGACCAATTCGTTCATCCCGCTATAAAGATTTTAGCTTCTCATTTGTTTTCGATTAGGATCGCTTCACCCGGCTTCGGATTGAACTATTCCCATCCATATTGTCAGGCTGTATTTCTTAGACCTTTTACTAACGGAATGTTGTCAAGGCTGTCTGAAGATGATTTGTTGAAAGAGTTAAAACCTTGGAAGGATAAGTGTGTAGTAATTGGCAATGAACTATCCCCATCTGTGGTTAATGTTATGAGCATGTTGGACATTCCAAGAGTACCAAATGTTTCCTCACAATCGGGAAGTGAAATATCTCTTTATTCGCGATTACTTGGACATAAATTAATAGCACGTTATTACACATATTTAGATCATTCTACGGTAAGGGAATTATTGTCTGTTGATGATGAGGAACGTTTGCGAAAGAATATGGCTGGACTTCTCTTTTGTAGTCGAGCTTTAATACCAAATCCTGAGCCAATTGTACGTCTTGATACTTTAAATGATTATGAATTTGGGGTTGTGCCAACAGTGAATCCTTATCCTTTACACACCGCCGGAGCTGACTTATTAAAATCGTGGGTTGATGCTGTTTCTGATCCCAAGGCTTCTAGAACTCCTGTAATCTTAATAGTGTGTGCGCCTAAAGGAAGTATGAAATCTACATTAACAAAAAGGATGGTGGATTATTTTACCTCTAATGTTAAAGGTCAAGAAGCGTTAAGATTTGGAAGAGTAGATTCAGATGCATGGGGCAAGTGGTTAGCTAATCCGAAATTATTCTCAACTTGGGTAGAATTTGACAGCTTTCAAAATAACGACACTCTGAAATCACAAATTGAAATTGACATGGAATTACTATTGGAACAAAATAAAGTAAGTGATATCAACTCTGTCGAAAGGGATGTGATGGAAGGATTGCAAGCTGATTTTTGCGTTTACATGCAGGGAATGTTGGTGAACCAAGAGAATGGATTAGAAAAGTTTGTTAACCTTCTTCTTCAAATACCAGACCTACCTAGAGCTGTTATTTGGGAGGTACATACTCATTCTGAAATAGGCCTCTTACCTCCAACACATTTCATTTGTAATTTAATGCCATCGTGGAATACCGCCTATGCCGTCCAATCAAGGCCAAGACCAACGAGTTCTCCAATGGTGCAGTTAGCCTTACACTATCTTTATAAATCAGTCAGTCAGTATATGATCTACATGAATTTGCATTTGGGTGATTGCGCGCGCTCCATTGGCTATGTTCCTGGGATTTAATGTGGGTAAGTAAGGGGTAGCCGTGGCGAGGGACTTATCACCCCAAGTGACGGAGCGACGATAGAGGTTTGCGATTAC